TTGCATCTGCATTGCAAATGGCTGGTGTTCTAGACTACGCTCCTGCTCTAAACAGCAACGCTCTAAACGTTGACGACACAGGCAACACATTTGCTGGTGTTCTAAACGGTCGTATTAAGGTCTACATTGACCCATACGTAACAGACAACTATATGACAGTTGGCTATAAGGGCGCAAGCGCATTCGATGCTGGTATCTTCTACTGCCCATACGTTCCTCTACAAATGGTTCGTGCAGTTGGTGAAGATAACTTCCAGCCAAAGATTGGCTTCAAGACTCGCTACGGCATGGTAGCAAATCCATTCGCAGAAGGTGCTGCATATGGTGCTGGTGCTATGACAAAGGACGCAAACGTATACTACAGACGCGTCGTAGTAAGCAACCTACTATAATCCTTAACCGGATAATAGAAAGAGAGGGCCGCGAAAGCGGCCCTTTTTTTTGCTTGATAAATATTGGTATGGAAGTACAATCATTTAAAACATATCTTAATGAGCAAGCTGAGCTTGGTTTAACTGTGTTTGACCTTGATGAAACACTGTTCCATACAAAAGCTAAGATTAAAGTTATGCATGGTAGTAAGATAGTCCATACATTAGATAATCAGCAATACAATCACTATAAGTTAAAAGCTGGTGAGTCATTTGACTATGGTGAGTTTAGAAGTGCTGAGATATTTGAGAAAACCTCTACACCAGTAGCCAAGATGATAGGTAAAGCAAAGGCAATTATCAACAACGCTTTTGCTAGAGGTTCAAGAGTTATCATATCAACAGCCCGAGCAGACTTTGATAATAAAGAAATTTTCTTGAGAGCACTAGATGCTCATGGTATAGATACAAGTAAGATACACGTTGAAAGAGCTGGTAACTTAAAGTTGGGGTCAAGTGCTAAAAACAAGAAGGCTATATTCCGCAAGTATCTGAGAAGTGGTCTATATAAAAGAATCAGATTTTTTGATGATGATACAAACAACTTAACAAGTTTCAAGTCTCTACAAAAAGAATATCCACAAATAACATTCCAAGCATGGCACGTAGGACACGATGGTTCAGTAACAAAATATTGAGGTGATGTATGATTGACAATGCTAGATTTTTGACAAAGTATGTAAGAGACAACAGAACAGCTGAGCTGTTTGAACTTGAGGATAGATCAGGTTATCTTGTAAGAATGATTCACAATAGAGTCATTAAGGAAGATAGAGTTATCAAAGGTAAATCTATCCACTATATTGTGGACACATGTGAAAATTGGGTAGAAGGAATAATTGATCCATGGATTTAATTCCTATATCAGTGGATGAAAATGGAATTAAAAGACATCCACTGTTTGGCCACATTGTAAGATTAGATTTTGACCTAACAGGACTCTGTAATAGGCAGTGTTCATTCTGTCCTAGAAGCTTAGATGCTGTCCCTCTATATCCCAACATTAATAAACAAATGTCTCTTGAAACAGTTGAGATAGTAATAAAAGAATTACTCTCAATTGAATTCAAAGGTTGGGTTGAGCTTGCTGGAAGAGGGGAGAGTACTCTCCATAAAAAATTTCATGATATAGTTGATATGTTGACTGCACCACCAAGAAAATGGAAGGTCAGACTGACCACTAATGGTTATAGACTTGATGAGTGGTGGAACTCATCTGTTGGCCGAAAGTTAGATGAATTAATTCTCAATAGCTATGAGTCTAAAGAAGAATACGAAGAGAGGCAGCAAAAGTATGTGACCTTGCCAAGTGGTGGTAAAGTTTATCATTATTATAAACAAGATGGGTTTACTATTGATCAGATCAATGATATGCCTAGCTACAAAGAAGATGGCAAGAGCTGGAAACATGCTTTCAACAATAGAGCTGGTTATTTTAAAAATCAAGACAGAAGAAATGATAGTCTTGATTACACAAACATTGTCAAAATGCCAAATGGCCAGAGTGTAAAAATTAGTGACTCACCTTGTTGGCATCCAATGAGACAGATCTTTATTGATTTTGATGGTAACTATCAGATGTGCTGTAATGATTGGTCTAGTCAAATAAAAATTGGCAATGTACACGAAAGATCACTGGTTGATATGTTTGTCAATGATGAAAAAATTAATAGAATAAGATGGCGGTTGATTAATAAAGATAGAACTCAGATTTTACCTTGTGCAATGTGTGATGATATACAAGGAGCAACAACGCAAGTATCTAAAACTATTGAAAGGTTTAAACAATCAAAAGTATATAAAGAACATGTTATTCCGTTAGCAAGACTTGGAAAAAGATTTGATCAGGGGCTGAAAGAAGGAACATGACTCCTTTAGGTGATGGCCATTATACCACACTAACAAAATTTGTTACACCTTGGGAATTTTATATCCAGGATAACTTTTTATCGCACGATGTTTGCAATTTATTGAATGGGCTAAAATCTTTTGAAGAGCTCTACACATTTGTAGATAATAGTATGCTTACAGCTGTAGGCAAAAAATCACCTATCAAAAAATCAATTCCACTCTATAAAAATAAAGATATTACTCAGCAAATAGAGCGTACTATAAGACATAAATTACAACCATTACTGATTGACAATTTATACGTACAGCCTGATCTTGTTTGTTGTGAACCTGGATATGTGTATCAAACACATAAAGATCATCCAGATAAATATATAAGTATAGTTGTTTTTTTGCATCCAAGGAAAGGGAACGGAACAATTTTACTTGACGATAATAAACAACTTTATAATGTTGGATGGAAGGTTAATAGAGCTTTAATTTTTCAGAACGATACACACGGAGAACATTATTATGTTAATAGTACAGAACATAATAGGTACACTCTAAACATCTATATCACTAAGCACAAATCAGGTAGATTCTTTGTAGAACAATAGGTATCATATGGCAATTCAAAAAAGTTTTTTATCACCACTTGGTTATCAGTTAGCAATTCAAAAGATTCCTAACACTATCCTCAATGTTACAGCTGCTAACTTACCTGGTATAACAGTTGAGGATGCTGAATTGCAAACACCTTTCAAGGTCATTCGTTATCCTGAAAAGGTTGTGTATAATGATTTTGTTGTAAGGTTTAAGGTAGATGAAGATCTATCTAACTATAGAGAAATATTTGATTGGATGCATCAGATTGGTCGACCAGAACAGTTTAGCGCTCCTAACACAAATGCTCTGTTTCCAAATGACATTTATAGCACATATTCGTCTGACGGTACTTTGTTAATTCTGAATTCTGCTAATAAAAACAACATTGAAGTTAGATTTAGAGACTTGTTCCCAGTTGTCCTAAGTGACCTCGAATTCAATTCTCAAGATTCAGATTTAACCTATATCGATGCAACAGTGACCTTTAGGTGCTTACTGTTTACCCTTCATACTGTTTAGGGTATAATATACCCACTGGTATGATAGGAACTTTATTATGAAGCTTGAAGATATATTTGGTGAATGGGAAAAGGATAGCAAAGTTGACCGGACAGAACTCGGCGATGTTGCATTGAACATCCCTAAGCTTCACCACAAGTACTTTAAACTATTCTCACACGAACGTCTACTACTTCGTAAGCTTGAACAAGATATGAAGAAGCTAAAGAAGTTGAAGTGGGAATACTACACAGGTGTTCTTGATCAAGAGACACTTGAAGAGATGAAGTGGGAACCGTTCCTACAAAAAATCCTGAAACAAGACGTGCCTACATATATTGACAGTGACTCAGATATCATTACATTGAATCTTAGAATTGCTGTTCAGCAAGAGAAGATTGATGCTCTTGAATCTATTATCAAATCTATTATGAATTTAGGCTTCCAGGTCAAGAGTGCAATTGACTGGGAGAAGTTTAAAACTGGACAATGACAGAAACACTAGTCGTCTCAAAATTTAATGATGTGTATGTGACAGTTGATTGTGACGCTAGTGTTGCAATGGAGCTGAAGGATTACTTTACCTTCAAGGTTCCTGGTTATAGATTCATGCCTGCCTACCGCAATAAGGTATGGTCTGGCGATATCCATTTATTCAATCCAATGAGTAGAAGAATCTATACTGGATTGATTCCTTATATAAACAAGTTTTGTGAAACGCGGAACTATAAAGTTGTCTTCGATAAGAACGTAGATGGCTTTGCGGATATTGATGAGCATAGCATCGTAAACTTTATTGAAGGTCTTAATCTACCATTCAAGCCTCGAGGCTATCAGCTTGAAGCATTCCTTCATGCCATCAGGACAAAAAGATCACTACTTGTATCACCAACTGCCTCTGGTAAGTCACTAATCATCTATATGATTACTAAGTGGTTCTTAGAACACTTCAAGGTATTAATTATTGTACCAACAGTGTCTCTTGTAGAGCAGATGAAAGGCGACTTTGTATCCTATGGTGGTGATGAAAATGAAATTCACACGATTATGTCTGGTAGAGAAAAGAACTCAGATAGACCAATTGTAATTTCCACTTGGCAATCAATCTATAAGATGCCAAGACAATGGTATGAACAATTTGATGTTATCATTGGAGATGAGGCCCATCAGTATAAGGCCAAGTCCCTTACATCCATCTTAGAGAAGATGACCAAGTGTCCTATCAGATTAGGCTTTACTGGAACTCTCGATGGCACACAAACACACAAGTTAGTACTCGAAGGTTTGTTTGGAGCAGTAAAGAAGGTGACTACTACTGCTGAACTTATTGAGCAGAAGCATCTTGCTGACTTCAAGATTCAAGCAATTGTTCTGAAGCACACAGATACTAACAAGAAAGAATATAGTAGATGTGAGTATCACGACGAGATTGACTTCCTGGTTCGGAATGAAGCAAGGAATAATTTTATATCTCAATTGTCCTTACATCTAAAGGGTAACACTCTTATCCTCTATCAGTTTGTAGAGAAGCATGGCAAGCCTTTACATAAGATGCTTGTAGATCAGAACAAAGAGGATAGACACATCTTCTTTGTGTCTGGAGAAGTAGAGGTAGAGGATAGAGAGCTTGTAAGAAAGATTACTGAGCAAGAAGACAATGCCATCATTGTTGCTTCATATGGCACGTTCTCAACTGGTATAAATATTAGAAACCTACACAATGTTGTGTTTGCTTCTCCAACAAAGTCAAGAATCAGATCTCTCCAATCAATTGGTAGAGCTCTAAGAAGAGGGGATAATAAGCAACAAGCAGCATTGTATGATATAGCCGATGACCTATCTTGGAAGAAGGCTAAGAATCATACCCTAAAGCATTTTATTGAGCGAGTGGGGATTTATACTAGTGAGAAGTTCGAATACAAAATCACGAGCTATCAGTTGAGGTAAGTTATGGCAGCATTCATTCTTGTCAAACTGGGCGATGATGACTCATTCGTTATTGGAGAAATGCACAACGAAACAGAGGATGATGTTGTGCTAAAGTACCCTGTTATAATTAGGTTAAAGACAACTATTAACCAAACAACAAATGTTACCACTTCTAAGCTAATGCCATTCTCGGAGAACAACATTGTAGCATTAAAGAAATCTGCTATTGTTGGGTTCTCTAAACCAAATGAACGAATCATTAAGTACTATCTAAAGTTTATGGAGAGATTCCAAAAGATACTTGATGAGGACTTGGAAAGAGACATCTGTGGTCTACAAGATGACTATAATGATAGTTCTTTAGACTATGAGATTGATGATGAAGATGACACAGATGGTGTAACAGTTACTGTTGGTTCCACACCTCTATTACACTAATAATATATCTGACCCCAACAAGGGTGATTATACATCCAAAAAATAAAAAGTCAACGGGTTGAACTAACTATCTGAATAATATATAATACCTAAACTATTTGAAAGGATTTGTAATGACTGAAGTAAAAGAAAAACCGAACCACTATGTTAGTAACGATGAGTTCTATAAGGCTATTGTAGAATTCAAGAAGAAGGTTCTAGCTGCAGAAGCACAAGGTCTACAAAGACCTGTGATTCCACATTACATCGGCGATTGTCTTATCAAGATCGCTAATAAACTTTCCTATAGCCCCAACTTCATTAACTATACATTCCGCGATGAAATGATTGCTGATGGCTTGGAGAACTGCATTAACTATTTCCACAACTTCGATCCCGATAAGTCTACTAATCCGTTTTCATACTTTACGCAGATTATCTACTTCGCCTTCCTTCGCCGTATCCAAAAGGAAAAGAAGTACATGTATGTTAAGCATAAAGTTACCCAGCAGAAGATGATCAACCACGAGTTGATGAACCTTCAAGAGTTAGATGAGCTTGGTGAATTTGATATTGAGATTACAGATTATACAACAAACGACTATATGGATAACTTCATTGAACAGTTTGAAGCATCCGCATTGAAGAAGAAGGTCGAAAGGCAAGCCAAGAAAGGCCTTGAGAAGTTAATTAAGGAAGACTAAATTATGAAGATTGCTTTGATAACTGACACGCATTTTGGTGGGCGTGGCGACAGTCCTATATTCTCAGACTTCATCGGAAGATTCTACAGTGAGGTATTCTTTCCATACCTCAAAGCAAATGATATCGATACAATCATCCACCTTGGTGATATTGTAGACCGTAGAAAATATATTAGTTATTTGTCTCTCAGAAAATTTAGAGACCAGTTCATCAACCGTGTCATCGATGCTAATTTTAACTTGCATGTTATCATCGGTAACCACGATACATTCTATAAGAATACGAACGAAGTCAATTGTATGACAGAGTTGTTTGGTACAAACCAGCCAAACAACATTCATTGGTACACAGAAGCAACAAACATTAAGTTTGGCAGTACAGAGATTCTTTTTGTTCCTTGGATGTGTAGTGATAACTTTGAGCCTACAATCGAGAAGATTGCTGACACCGATGCACAAGTATGCTTTGGCCATCTTGAGCTTGCAGGCTTTGAGATGCAGAAGGGTACAGTTATTGATCATGGCTATGATGCTAAGATCTTTAAGAAGTTTGATATCGTTCTCTCTGGTCACTATCATCATAGATCAACAAAGGGTAATGTGACCTATCTTGGTTGCCCATACGAAATTGTTTGGTCAGACTATGATGATCCTAAAGGCTTCCATGTCTTTGATACAGAGACAAGAGAGATTGAATTTGTTAAGCATGGCCTAACGCTATTTGAAAAGTACCATTACGATGACCTTGATAAGTTACGCGGCGATGTAGTTCTTGATGACTACTCTTTCCTCAAGGGTAAGTTTGTAAAGGTTATAGTCAAGAATAAAACTAACCCATATTGGTTCGATAGTGTTATCGATAGAATTGAGAGGGCTGGGGTTGCAGACCTGCAGGTGGTGGAAGACCACCTGCATCTTGACTTAGAAGAAGATTCAAGTATAATATCTGACGCTGAGGATACTTTAACGATCATTAGAAAGTTCTCAGATCAATACATTAGTAATAAAGACAATGTCCCTAAGCTAAACAAGCTTCTTGGTGACTTGTATATCGAAGCAATGGAAATACAGACTAAGCAATGATACTATTTAAGAAAGTACGCTGGAAAAACTTTTTAAGTACTGGGAACAATTTTACAGAAATTGATCTCACCAAGCATAAGTCAACTCTGATTGTAGGTACGAATGGTTCTGGTAAGTCAACCATTCTTGATGCTATTTCATTTGCTCTCTATAATAAACCATTTAGAAAAATTAATAAGCCACAGCTTGTTAACTCTATCAATGGTAAAGAACTCTGTGTAGAGCTAGAGTTTGTAGTTGGTAATGCTAACTATAAGATCATCAGAGGTATCAAACCTACCAAGTTTGAAATCCATAAAAATGATGTGCTACTCAACCAAGATGCTGATAGTAAAGACTATCAAGAGGTAATTGAGAAGCAGATCGTTAAGATGAACCACAGAACATTCTCTCAAGTAGTTGTTCTTGGTTCTTCTACCTATGTTCCATTCATGCAACTTCCTGCTGCCCAGCGAAGAGAGGTCATTGAAGACCTTCTTGACATTCAGGTATTCACCACAATGAATACTCTACTAAAGGGTAAGGTATCAACAAACCAAGATGACTTGAAGCAGGCAAAGTATGATAGTGATCTTATCGATGAGAAGATTAACATTCAGAATAGCTATATCAGTTCATTGAAGAAAGATGTTCAGAATAAGGTTGATGAGAATGTAGAGAAGATCCAGCAGACACAAGATGAGATCAATGTATGTAATGTTGATGTTGCTACAAAGAGCAATACAATTACAGATAAGATGAAGGACACAGCCAACCTCGAGAAGCTCCAAAAGAGAATGGAGAAGTCTGTCATCCTAAAAGAAAAGACAATTGATAGACTATCCAAGCTGAATAAGGAAATCAAGTTCTTCCATGATAATGACGATTGTCCAACTTGTAAGCAAGGTATTCCCCACGACTTTAAGTCTGAAGCTATTACAACTAAGCAGACACAGGTAACTGAGATCCAAGAAAACCTTACACTATTGGAAGAAGATTATGACAATACAGTTACAGAGATCACTAGAATCCATGGAATCCAAAAAGAGATTCAAACTATTCAACATGACATTACAAAGTTGCAATCTGAAATACAATCGAAGAAAAAGTTTATTGATTACCTACAATCAGAAAATGATTCGCTACAATCAGACACAGCAAACGTCGATGCAGAAAAACAAAAACTAAAAGAACTACAAAAACAAAAGACAGAAGCTGAGGACAAGAAGCAGAAGCTGCTTGAGGAGTATGAGATTCTACAGGCAGCTTCTGCTCTCTTAAAGGATGGTGGCATTAAGACTAGAATCCTTCGTCAGTATATGCCAATTATCAATAAGCTAATCAATAAGTATCTGGCAGCCATGGACTTCTTTGTTCAGTTTGAGATTGATGAGCAGTTCAATGAAACTATTAAGTCTAGATTCAGAGATGAGTTTAGCTATAATTCGTTCTCTGAAGGTGAGAAGATGAGAATCAACTTGGCTGTTCTCTTTACGTGGAGAGCTATTGCCAAGATGAGAAATAGTGCCGCCACTAACTTGTTGGTTATGGATGAAGTGTTCGATAGTTCTCTTGATAGTAATGGCACTGATGAGTTCTTAAAGATTATTCAAACATTGACTGCTGATACTAATACGTTTATCATTAGCCATAAGACTGATCAGCTGTTTGATAAGTTCCATAATGTTATTAGATTTGAAAAGACAAAGAACTTCTCTAGAATTGTATGATATGGACTAAGCAATATTTCAATAGCAAATGGGTTGAGAGTGCACACAAAGCGTGTGATAAGTACCCAAACGAGCCTGGCGACTCGTATGCTGTTTCAGGAGATACAAAAACCATCATACCTGAAAACTATTTAATGAAAATTATTCCATCTAAGAAGGAACCTCAAATAGTAGATGGATTAAAAGATATTGCAATGATTGCAAACGAACGTGTGTTTGGGTTTAATATTTGGTTTGATATTAGTTCATTCCAATACACAACGTATAAATCAGAACAGCAAATGGAGTATGACTGGCATAGTGATTCAGTGTGGGTAGCTAAACCAGTTGTCAACAAACTTACGGTGATTGTTGGCTTAACAAATAGTGATGATTATCAAGGTGGGGATTTAGTTCTCGCTGGTGGTAAGACAAATAAAATTATCAAGTTAACTGCCGGTGAGGCAATAGCATTTCCATCAATCATGTTGCATAAGGTAACGCCAGTAACTAGTGGAACAAGAAACACATTAGTTGCTTGGTTTAAAGGTCCAAGGTGGGTTTGATATGATTCCAAAGATTGTAGTGACACAAAATTACTTTCCATCAACATGGTGCAATAATGTCAATAGTTGGATGATGAATAATGTACCGGTAGATCCATCGTTTGGTAAAACGGGCGTAAGGAGATGTGACGTTAGATTTTTATCAGCCAACATGAAACCATATGAAGGTGTCTTTAAATCCCTAATTGATTACACAAAGGCAAATGTTCATAAATTAAATATTGATATTGATTATCAAATTGATGGGGCAATTCAGCATATCACATATCTACCAGGCCATGGTGTCGGTTGGCATGATGATACAATGAGCTATAAAATGGCTCTTAATAATGCTAAATACAACAACCTAAAAACTGATAGAAAGCTTTCCTTAACTGTTATGTTATCAGATCCATCTGATTATGAGGGTGGAGATTTTGTTTTCGAGCCTGGTTACCCACTTCCTGCTAAGGTAGAAGGTAAAGGTACTGTTGCCCTGTTCACATCATATACCCAACATAAGGTAGAGCAGATAACATCTGGTGTCAGAAACATTTTGTTTATTTTTATTACTGGTCCAACTTGGAAATAGTATGTCTGTCATAACTATTAAGTCAGCTATTGCAAGAGACTTAATTGATAGTTGGAATTCTACGTCAGAATATATACCCAACCGTCAAGGCCAGACTGTCGATAAAAGTTTGATAACAGGTATATCTAGTGATAAAAATATGAGGTCTTGTGAGACCCGGTTCGTGACTTTCAACAACCATAGAAAGTTTTATCTAGATATTCTGAATAACATCTATCCATTCATTGACTTCTACCAATATGCGTTTGATGTTGAACTTTATAGAGTATTAGAGATACAACATACTACGTACCTTAAAGATGACCACTATGCGAGACACGTTGATACAATCTTTAACAACAAAACACCACAACAAAGAAAAATTAGTTTGGTTTTAATGTTATCAGATATGAGCGAATATAGTGGCGGCACGCTCATAGTTAACGATCAACCTGTTAATCTTGAGAAAGGGGATATGGTAATGTTTAAGCCAACCACGTTCCACAGTGTTGATAAAGTTACAGATGGTGTAAGGAAAACCTTAGTGATGTGGGCTCTAGGTCCACATTGGAGATAGTTGAAAAAAATTGCTATTTGTTGTATACTTACTTTATAAATATGTTTAATTTGAGGCTTCTGTAATGCAAAAAGAATATCACTATTCTGAGATCTTTTATTCTATTCAGGGTGAAGGTCGATACACTGGTATACCAACTGCTTGGTTGAGATACTTTCTCTGTAATCTTCAGTGTGATGGTTTTGGTCAGAAAGACCCCACCGACCCTAAGACATATAAGCTTCCCTATAAAGAGATGAGCGTCGACTTCATTAAGAGAGTCGAAGATCTTCCTGTGTGGAAGTATGGTTGTGATTCTTCCTACTCTTGGGCAAAGAAGTTTAAGCACCTAATGCATAAGGGTACACCTGAGTATATTGCTAACCAGATTCTAGGTTCTATTAGAACAGAGCATAATTCAGAAGCAAAGTTTGACCATCCAGCAGGCCAACCAATCCACATGTGCTTTACGGGTGGCGAGCCATTAATGAAGCATGCCCAGGATTGTACTATGGGTATTCTTGATTACTTCGATAGGATTAAGAATAGTCCTAAGTTTATTACATTTGAAACCAATGCTACTCAAGTGTTGAAGCCAGAGTTTAGTAACTTCATGACTAACTGGAGAGAGATGGGTAGAGAGATCTTTATATCGTCTTCTCCTAAGCTCTGGACCACTTCTGGTGAAACAAACAAGGATGCTATTGTTCCTGAAGTATTAGCTGAATATCATTCCCTATCCAGAGGACATGGACAGATTAAGTATGTTGTCAATGGTAAGAAAGAAACATGGGATGAAGTCGAGCATGTAACAAATGAATTTAGAAAGGCTGGTGTTACATTTCCTGTTTGGATTATGCCGGTCGGTGCAACAGAAGAAGGACAGACAGGTGAACTCGAGGGATATATGAGCGCTGGTGCAATTGCTGAAGAAGCCTTCAAGAGAGGGTATAATGTCTCAGCAAGAGTTCACGTGTACTTGTGGGGCAATACGATAGGTGTATAATGATTAAGGGTAAGAGGTTATTTACTCTAGATGAGATTGAATACCTGAAATCATTATATGATCGATTGCCTAATACATTTCACGATCAAGATGTAAACTTATTTTACATTCATAAGACAAATATTAACAGTGTTGTCGACAAGAATTGGGATTCGATACAACAAAAGCTTTTTGACTTTCATGGAAGAAAGTGTGTTGTGACAAATTACTTTCTGCAATATGTCGTTGGATCTTATGCAAAGATGCATTTGGATAATCCAAAAACTGTTGATGGTACTGCAATAACGTTACTAGAGAAGTCAGATGATCTCGAGGGTGGAGACATTATTACCGTTGGCGGCGATAAGGAAAGAAAAATAATTCCACAATCAGTAGGCGAAACAATTTATTATGATACTGCTGTTGCTCATGGCGTATCTAAGGTTACACAAGGTTCAAGGAAAGTATTAATAACATGGTTTAGGAAGGACACATGGCAAAAGTAATCAAGTACAAAAAGAAACAGTTTGACGAAGACATTGAGACTCTAGTATCAAAGATCAAAAAGTCAAAAGTCAAATTCAGCTATATCGTTGCCTTATCCAGGGGCGGTTTAATTCCTGGTGTCATTCTTTCTCATAAGCTCGGTCTAAAGCTTGTTCCTATTTCATGGTCAACAAGAGATAGTGGAGAGAAAGAAAGCAATTGCTGGGTTCCTGAAGATATCAATGCAGGATGTAAAGTCCTCGTTGTGGATGATATTGTTGATAGTGGTGAAGCCCTAAAGACAATGTTTGAGGATTGGAGTAGTTCTGTCCAGAACAAACTAAACATGGAAAATGTTTATGTTGCCACCTTGATTTATAACAAAGATCAGGGTATAGTACCCAAGTTTTATGCTAACAAGATTTCAAGAAAGAAAGTTCCAGAATGGTTTGAATTCTGGTGGGAGGTTTGAAATGGCTAGTAGGTTTTATTCTACAAAAAGGATTGGTCCCATTTCCACTGGCCATCGTCAGTGGAGGGATGAGGGTCACTGTCGGTGGGCTCATGGGTACGGTCGCTATATTAAGTTTACCTTTGCTTGTAAGTCATTAGACGACAAGATGTGGTGTATGGACTTTGGTGACCTAAAGTGGGTCAAGAAGTGGTTAGAAGAGCAGTGGGACCATAGAATGTTGATTGCATCCGATGACCCTCTTCTTAAAGTTTGGAAGGAACTACATGATCTAGATGGTATTAATCTTAATATCATGGATGTAAGAAAGGGACATGGTCCTGGTATTGAAGGGTCATGTAAGTTTGTGTTTGATAATATTAATCCTAAGATAAAAGAGTTGACTAACAACCGTGTTTGGATTGATACTATAGAGATCTACGAGCATGAGTTTAACTCTGCTCTTTATGTTAACCCCGAGGTGTATGAAGATGGGTATTGATTACTCTAGCAAGATGCCAGATCTTGTATTTAATTATGATGATAAGTTCTATTGTGAGGAGTTACCCGACCCTCAAGTTAATCCAGTTCTACCTGGTGCAAGAGTACCTCTTAGGAAGGTAGGTATTGCTCCAGTTGACCTTCCTATCATGGTCAAGCGCCGTGATGGTAACACACAGCAGTTGCAGGCAGAAGCCAGCCTTTATTGCTCTTTGGATGACCCTAATGCTAAGGGATTGAATCTCTCGAGACTCTATCTCATTATGCATAATAAGATCAAAGACCACCTTTCGATCGATGGCATCCAAGGAGCACTAAAGGAGCTTGCTGAGAAGCAGAATAGTAAGAATGCTTACTGTAAGCTTCGCTTTAAGTATCCTTGGACACAAGATGCTCTTCGTTCACGCAGAGAGGATAATCCAGAAGAGAAACTTAGAGGGCATATTGCCTATAAGGTCGAACTAGAAGGTCAGTATCGTAGCGGTGAGTATAAGTTCTTCATTACTATCGATTATGTCTATAGTTCAACTTGCCCTTGTTCGTTTGAGTTAGCATATGATGCTCGTACCCATCGTAACGCTGCTGCTAATGCTCATAGTCAGAGATCTATTCTAAAGGTCAAGGTTGAGTTCGATCCAAGTAAGATCATTTGGTTTGAAGACATTGTAGAACTTTGCAGAAAGCATATTCCGACCGAAGTTCAGATTGTTGTTAAGAGACGA